CAATCTCTCTACTGCCTAAGAATCTGTTAGCAAAGATACGAGCTGCTTTAACTGTGATGTAGTGTCTGAACTGCTCAGGCATATCTGTAAATGCTAACTCAAAAGTGATGGAGGCTTTAACCTCCTTGGTCCATACATCCGTGTGATTCTTTCTATCGTATAGAGTAAGTCCACGCTGTACTGGATCACTGTCTGTATAAAGTTGTGGGTCTAAGTCTACCTTCAGTGTGTTACTAGGTAATGTAATCTTAGATGTGGAAGCGTCAGGAGTAAGGGTGTATTCGTGTTCTGTATTGAAGTGCCAACCCTCTGACTGTATGGCTTTACTGGTTTCGTCCAGCACTGCTTCCGCTTGTACGACTGTTACTGGAACTGCTGTTCCTCCTAATGTATTTACTGGTGCTTCTCCAATAACGGAGATCATCGTGTTTACTGCATTCAGTTTAGTCGTAAGTGCCATAGCTATATAAAAAAAGTAATCCCGATGGAGGGAGCGGAACGAATCACAGACCTCCCAACACCGAGAGAAAACCGGGTTATGCTACTAATTCGATAGCACACTCTGGACGGAGGATTCCGTGACCCATAGCATACTTAGCAACAAATAGCGTACCTTGACGCTCGATCTGATACTCTGATTCGGTAGCAAGATCAAGCAGTTTAACAGTTCCAACCGCAGCTTGATGAGAAATAACACCAATACTGTTACGGAAGTCTCCGTTGTATCCAACACCGCTTGCACCAAACACATCATTGTTAGAAGCTCCGTCTCCAGTGGAAACAGCACTAAGATCAGTTGATGGGATATGGTTGGACTTGAAGATGCTGATACCAGCGATTTGTGGGATCGATCCAGTAGCCAATCCACCTTGACCTCCGATGTCAGCGTTAACTGCGGAAGTAAGGGAGAAGCTGTTGGAAGCGTCAGCACCAGTGATTAACTTGTAGTAATCCTCTGGACGAAGAACGCAGAAACGACCGTCGCTAGGAACATCATTTTCGTCAAGCTTTTGAGCGGCTGTGAAGAATGCAGCAACAAGATCAGCACCAGTGATAGCAGCAGGAGTACCTGGAGTATCGCCAGCAGAGAAATCGTTGTTAGCAACATCAAGCTGACCACCAACTTTACCGCCAGTAATAACAGCAGATGAACGGGCAGCAGCGATGAACACTTTAGCAATAGCTGTGTCGAAACGAACTGCAAGAGCCTTACCCAACTCGTTAGCGTATACTGAACGAATGTCGTAGTGGTTCTTTACATCGTCGATGTTAGCCAAGAAAGTGGAAGCAACAAGCATCTTATCGATGGTGATGATTTGCTCTGCCTTCTTGATGTCACTGAGGTAACTGTTACCAGCGTCAGCAATGTTTTCACCAGGAGTGTGGTAAGAAGCAGAAGCAATTCCGGTTACTGGGAACTGAGCTGACTTTCCAGACTCAATGGTACGAATGGTGTGTAGGGGCTTAAATACATTGCTCTCTTCAAAGGTCTGCAAAATCTCTCCGCTGAACTTTTTAAGAAACAAGGCATCTGCATCTCCAGCAGAATTAATCTGACCTACACGACTGGGGGAGGTATCTCCGTTTGCCATAATATATGATCTCCTATGTTATAAGTTATTGAATATGTGATGATTACCGGTGACTTTCACATCTTTCGTCTTCACAGGATTGTCCTCCGCAGAGGGTCGAGGGACTAGTTGTTGCTAGTTGTCGATTAAATTTAAGTATAAGTAAAAGGGAAAAAAGCTTGACTGTCAACCTCTTCGACCACTTGGACCAAAGTAGAAACCAAGGATACAAGGTAATATTACTGTGCATCCCATAAGGCTGATGTGTCCAGAAGAGATCGATATGGGTTCTTGGTTAGCTTGAAAGCTGATGAGTCCGAAGAAGAACTCGTTGACTCCCTCTCCGTCTGCGTTGGTAAGGGTGACGATTTCTGCGGAGGGGAAGAGGGTACAAAGGATGATACAAGCACAGAGCGTAGACACCCCGATAACAGCAAGAATACGACGAGTAAAAGAAACAAACTCCCCAGTACCGCTTTTAGCGATTTCAGCTTGTAGTCGAAGGAAATTATCGCTTGCACGAGCCTCTCTCGCCATTTCAAGATCATGCTTCTGTTGTTTAGCTTCAAACACATATCCAAACACACCCTTAAGAATCGCACCCATAGCAGTGCTACCACCACCCGTGATAAATAACATAAGTAACTCACCCATCTTTTCACTTCACTCCGTATATAAAATAATCAAACTTACCTCTAAGTATATCTAACTCTTTTTCTAGGTATTTAATTCTCTCAAACTGTTGATAGTCAGATGTTATCGGTGCATCCTGTAGTGACATGAGATGATCTAGGTCTCCTTTGGATTGTTCTGCAAACTTCTCAATGTGTAACATCCGTGCTGATAGATCGCCTAGCATAGTACCCTCGTGTTGTACCCGACCTAGTCCGTTATCCAGCTCATTGATCTTGTTCCATATAACACTGTATCCCCAAACCACGCTACCTACCACAGCTATTACTTTAGCCATGAATGCGAGGTTAGCTTTTACTTGTACATTCTCGCCTATCTCTGTTGCCATAGACTTCAACATAAACAGAAACCCCTACCTAGGCGAAACAAAATGCAAAACAAAAAAAACCTAGATAGGGGTCTGTATATGAATGAACTATCTACTATCTACTAAATATTACTTACTGCTAGTCGTCTGTCAATCTCTTCGTGATATGCTTTATCACCGGAACGATAGCGTGGATCAGACTGTGCTCGTGCTAACTCCTGCATACTTTTAAATGGCATAGTAGATACACCAGACACACTACCTTGTGTTAACTTAGGATTACTACCTGTAGCATTCTGATACCTGGCGTACAATCCTTGCACTGCTAATTTAGCTTGTTGAACTGTACCACCTGTGACCGCCTCATCAAAAGCATCGATCTCTTCTTGTGGTAAATTCTCATTCGCCCACTCTGCCATCGCATCGTATTGACCGTTCGCAACGCTTTGTATTTGAGCTTCTTCAGATTGTAATAATGCTTGCTGACCAGCTGCGTAGCTGTCAACTAAATCTCTAGGAAGTCCTGCTTTCTCTAAAGCGTTATAAGTTTCCTCACTAAGTTGACCGTCGTTTTCAAAGAACTCTTTACTAGCTTCCGCAATCGTTTGATATGCTTCACTAACATTCTCTTCAGTTTGTTCTTCTTGGTTCTCAGCTTCCGCTTCACTTTGTTCACCTTCTGCTTGGTCTTCTTTAGGAGCTTGTCCAAGTTTCTTTTCCAGCTCGGAGTACGCTTGTGCCATGTCTTCCGCACTCTTGAACTTCTCTGGGAGCCATTGCGGGCGGTCGTTCTCTTCTTGCGGTAGTTCCGTTTCGGCTTGTTGCTCGACGGGTTTCTCTTCGGGTTCGATTTCATTCGGTGCTTTTTCGTTAATCTCTACTCGGTGTAATTCAGCCATAGTTTGTTATTCCTCTTGCGGTTGTTGTTGGGTAGCCATGTACTGCTCCTGTGCTGCGTTGATAGCTGGTGCTACTGCGGGTGCTCCGAGTTTCTGTGCCATCTCCATCATCTGTTGCTGTTGCATAGCTTGTTGAATTTCTTCTTCTGTCTTGATCAGTCCTTCAGTCTCAATACCAAGAGCAGTAGCACGACGCTTGAAGTAGTCACTGACATTTAAGTATTGAGTAACTGCTTGTGGTCCTACTATCTGATTAGCACCTGCTAAGAACATATCCAATCTGTTAAGATCATTACCACGACCAAGTGCTTCAACACCAGTAACAATAGTAGGCTTAACAATATCTTTAGGTATCTTAGGTAGACGCTTGCTCTTAGACATCTTGTCCATCAAACGACTGACAATAGGAAGCTGTAGCTCTTGAGATAACAGAGAGTAGAGACCACCCAGAGCAGCTTCAAGCTCTTGACTTAACATGCGTATCTCTTCAGCAGTCACTCTCTCTGCATCTCTAACAACTCCCGATGTCAAAAGAAATGCTTGGCTGAGACGATCTGTTATACCATTCATTGTGGCTTGTGCAGTCCTGAAGTCATTAAACTTATTCAACTGCAACACAGATACATCTCCTTCAGACCCTTGTACAATCGCACCGTTAGGAGCTTCAGCTAATGTCCGTGCTCTTGTTGTACCGTTAGGATTAACCATGAACAATACTTTAGCTGCTGCTGCACTACCTTCTACGATTGCTTTGGTCAGTGCTTCTAAACTCTTTAAGTCTCCGAG